GGACGGTGATGGCGGCATTATCATCGAGACTAAACAGGATGTTACTGAGATATTAGAGAGTAACAACCTAATCAGAGAGGAAGATAAGGCAAGGCTAGGACACGTTAATGAATTGCACCACGTGGCTCGAATACCTTTTACGGTCATTGATGACTTGAATAAAAAGGGAGTTATGAAAGGGTTCAATATCATTGATGATGTGGCTTTTGCTCGATGGCTCAATGATTCCGATAATGCAGCTTGGAAAGTCTATAGGGGTACTATCTAATGGGAACTACTGTCGGAGTATGTGTTCCTGCTAGAGACGAGGTTCATACTGGCTTTGCGTTTGACTTTGCGAAGATGGTAGGACGAGATAGTAAGTTTCGGTGCGGTACAGGTGAGAACGGCTTAAAGTTATACACAATGGCTGGTACGTTGATATTCGATCAGAGAGAAAAGCTGGTTGAAGCTGCGTTAGCTGATGGTTGTGACTACATTCTGTTCATTGATTCAGATATGCGCTTTCCTAGCGATACGATAGAGATATTGTTGAGCAGAGAAGTACCGATATGTGGAGTTAATGCGGTAACTAGACGCAAGCCTACGTTACCAACAGCATTGAATTTAGATTTAGATAAAGACGAAAATGGCAAGATTATTAGCCATGCTTGGCTTAAAATAGACTCTAAAGGTAAAGAAGGTATTGAGCCTTGTACGGCTGTTGGTGGTGGCGTAGTAATGATTCACAAAGATGTATTCGAGGCTACTAAAAAGCCGTGGTATGACGTAGGTTGGGGCAGCAAAGGCATTATCGGAGAAGATGTGCATTTCTGCGTCAAGGCTTTAGATAGTGGATTCCAGACGTATGTAGATCACAGTCTGTCTAAGCACATTGGTCACATTGGTACGTATGAGTATCGATGGGATGATGTAGAAGATGGTGCTGTGGAGAGACACAACTCAGGGAAATAGTTATGACGGATTACAGTTCGTTAAAATCTACGGTGGCAGATTACTTAGGGCGTAGTGATCTGACGTCAAAGATACCGGGCTTTATCCAGTTAGCTGAGGAACGGCTCCGTAGAGACCTCAGAACTCGTCAGATGCTCATCGTAGCTCGTGCTGATACCACAGGAGGAGAACCGACTATAGGCTTGCCTACGGACTTCCTAGAGATGCGTGACGTACATCTACGTACTACTCCAGCTTCTTCAGTTACCTACCTTTCTCCTAATTCATTTTACGCAATAGCTAGGACTACTGATTCAGGTAAGCCATTGAACTACACGATTCTGGCTTCAGAGATTCAGTTTGCTCCTATACCTGATAGCGTTTACAGCATACAAATGTTATATTATGGGAAACCACAGTATCTATCTGATACTAATATTGTTAACGTATTTCTAAGTAATTATCCTGATGCTCTGCTGTATGCGGCATTGGGAGAGGCTGAACCGTATTTGATGAATGATGCACGACTTCAAACATGGGCTGCTTTGTATGATCGTAGCATTACAGCAATTTCTACTTCCGACCAAAATAGCGAATTTGGCGGTCAACCAATGTCAATGAGTGTGAGGTAAATCATGGCTGAAATAAGTAACTATCTTGAAAATGCGCTAATTAACGGTACGTTACGTGCTACGAGTTACACAGCACCAACAACGACTTTCTTAGCTTTATATCTGAATGACCCTACAGATGCCGATACAGGTACTGAGGTCTCAGGTGGCTCGTATGTTCGTCAGTCTATTACGTTTAGTGCTCCGTCTAACGGTGCTACGTCTAATAGCTCTGCGATTGAGTTTCCACAATGTACAAATACATGGGGAACTATTACTCACATCGGTATTCGTGATGCGGTAACAGCAGGTAATCTGCTCTATCACTCACCATTGGATACAAGTAAGACTATATCTACTGGTGATATATTTAAGATAACTGCTACGAATCTAACCGTAACTTTGGCGTAAGGGGTAAATTATGTCAAATATCGTTACTCGTGCTGGCAAAGGTTCTGCTCTTAGTTATGCTGAGGTTGATGCTAACTTTACGAACCTAAACACAGACAAGATTCAATCTGGTGATAGTGCTTCAATTATCACATTAACAAGTGCGACTATTAGTGCTTTAACTGCTACAAGTTCAGTTCTTGCAACTGCGTCTATTACTTCACTTACAGCAACTAGTTCTACATTAACTAATCCTACTGTTAATAACTATACCGAAGGCGTAGTTTCCATTGGTACAGTAACTTCAGCAAGCACATTGTCATTGACTAACGGTACAGTCCAGACAGCTACTCTCACAGCTTCTACGGCTTGTACGTTCACAATGCCTACTGCGACTGCTGGTAAGTCATTTATCTTATTGTTAAAGCAGGCTGCATCGACTGGTAATGGTACTGCTACGTTTACTGGTGTGAAGTTTGGTACTGCTGGTGCTCCGACAATTACGGCTGCTGCTGGCAAGATGGACATCTTAACTTTTGTTGCTGACGGTACTAACTGGTACGGCTCTATCGCTCAAGGTTACACACCATAAGGGTTTAATAATGTTTGCTTATTCAAAGATTATGCAAGCGTTGGCTGTTGGCGGTGGTCCTGTGACCGTTGTACAGCGTTTCCTTGCGTCTGGTACATGGACTTGTCCTACTGGTGTTACTACCGTTGATTACCTAGTAGTTGCTGGCGGCGGTGGAGGTGGCTCTAACCATGCTGGAGCTGGCGGTGCTGGTGGATTTCGTACAGGCACTAGTTTTGCTGTAACTGCTGGTACTGACTACACAATTACTGTTGGGGCTGGTGGTAATGGCGGCAGTGGCGGTGGCGGGAATAATGGCTCTAATGGTAGTAACTCTGTGTTTTCAACCATTACATCTGCTGGTGGTGGTTATGGCGCGACTTATGCTGGAAGTGGTTCATCAGGTGGAAGCGGTGGCGGTGGATCGGCAGGTAGTTCAGGAGGAGCCGGAAATACTCCATCAACTTCTCCATCGCAAGGAAATACTGGCGGGAATGGTGGACCAGCTACAGGTAGTTATGGTGCAGGTGGCGGTGGCGGTGCTAGTGCGGTTGGGTCTAATGGGACAAGTTCTGCTGGCGGTAATGGTGGTGATGGTACTGCATCAACAATTTCAGGGTCATCAGTAACGTATGCAGGTGGTGGCGGTGGAGGAGTTATTTCACCAGCTACAGCAGGGTTAGGTGGGGCTGGAGGTGGAGGAAATGGTAACGGTTCTGGTGGTGCTGGAACGGCTGGAACAACGAATACTGGTGGCGGCGGCGGTGGTGGTTCTAGTGGAAACGGAGCTGGTGGTACTGGCGGCTCTGGCATAGTCATTCTTTCTTATATTGTCCCATCACAAACAGTCTTTACGTTTAAATCATCTACTGCATGGGTATGCCCTACAGGTGTGACTAGTGTGGATTATTTAATTGTTGCTGGCGGCGGTGGTGGTGGTGCTGGAAATGGATTTGGAGGTGGCGGTGGAGCAGGTGGTTTAGTTTATGGCACTTCTTTATCTGTATCAGCTGGCACAGAATATACGATTGTAGTAGGTGCTGGTGGGGCTGGTTCAGTTTCAGGTGGCAGTGGAACTGTTGGAACAAGTGGGTCTAATTCAACTGCATTAGGAACTACTACTGCAACTGGAGGCGGTGGCGGCGGTGGAACAAATTCAAAGCCGGGAGCGAATGGCGGTTCTGGTGGCGGTGGTGGTGAATTTTCTGGAGCAGCACCCGGTGGTTCATCAACTCAAAGCGCACCCGGATTTGGTAATGCTGGCGGGGCATCAGCAACCGGAGGCAATGGTGGCGGTGGTGGTGGAGGTGGTTCGGGTGGTACAGGTGTAGGTGGAGCTAATCCCGGTGGTGGTGGTAATGGTGGTGCTGGCAAAAGCTATACAATTTCAGGTCCAAGTGTATCGTATGCAGGTGGCGGTGGAGGTGGTTGTGATGTTGGAACTGGTGGTACTGGTCAAGCTGGCGGAGGAAATGGGAATAACCCTTCAGCAGCAACAAGCGCAACTGCGAATAGTGGTTCAGGTGGTGGCGGTGGTAATGGTAGTAATGTTGGTGGTGCTGGCGGTTCAGGAATCGTAATTATTAAAATCAACCAATAAGGTTTATGGAAACTAAACTCTACAGAATGTACGGTATCGATGTAGCTATGTCATTGCTGCGTCCAAATGCTAAATGGGAAATATCTAATACTACATTTACACGTTGGGATGATCCTAGACCATGCCCATCATGGGAAGAAGTGCAATGGGTAATGGATAAGATACGTGAGTTTGAGGATAGTATTCCTACGATCTGGCTTGATGAAGATTTAAATAAGATGAAGGCTGATGCTGAAGAATTCGAGAAGGCAGTAGCGTGAATATAAATAACTTATTTCCGACTCCAGTTGCGTTCTTTAAGTTTGGTCGTGATCTGACTGAAGCTGAATTAGAGTTCATCAAAGGTCAGGAGCATTACGCTAACGAAGGTAATACGACTAGCAATGATCGCAAGATTCTAAAGAGCAAAGAACTAACGGAGATGCGTGAGTTTATTGAAGATTCAATGATGGAATACTTCAAAGCTATTCATGCTCCTAAGTTCGATGTGAGTCTGTATCTAACGCAGAGTTGGGCTAACTATACGGAAGCAGGACAGTATCACCATAAACACGCTCATCCAAATAGCGTAGTGTCTGGTGTGTTCTATCCACAAGCTGATCGTGCGGTAGATAAGATTTACTTTTACAAGGATGGTTACGAGCGGATTAAAGTTCCTGCTGCTGAATACAATCCTTATAACTCTGAATCGTGGTGGTTTGAGGTTGGTGCTGGTGATTTGATTCTATTCCCATCGCATCTAACGCACATGGTACAGACTAAAGAAGGTGACAATACACGTATTAGCATAGCGTTTAATACGTTCTTAAAAGGTTACATAGGCTCAGATGAAAGTCTGACAGGTTTGCATTTAGGGGAAGAATAATGGCTCACTACGCACAGATTGATGAAAACAATATCGTGACTCAAGTTATCGTAATAGATAATAAAGATACGGCAGATGCTAATGGTGTAGAGAAAGAATATATCGGTGCTGCGTTCTGTGAGCGTCTATTCGGTGGAACATGGAAGCAGACTAGTTATAACGGGAACATTCGTAAGAACTATGCTGGCATTGGTTATACCTACAATGCAGATATAGATGCGTTTGTAGCTCCTAAGCCTTATGCAAGCTG